GGATGGGCTGTACCAGGGGTAAAAGTGGAGTGAGTGATGATTAGGTGATGGGTGGTGCCTGCCTGCCCAGAGGGGTAGGGGGGGGGCAGGGGGACCGGGCGATCGGTTGGCCCTGTAGAAGTCCAACCGGCTGTCACAGGGCAGGTAAAAATATCAACCGTCAGTATTTTGACAGAAGGGAGAAAAAGGGGCGTGAGCGATCTTAAATCGGTTGACCCCGATGGTCACATTCAATCATTTGATGCTTCTTACATGGTTCATTTTGTGCCGGGGGTACAGACGACGTTTCGGTATTTTGAATCGTTGCGTGATGAAAATGGTGAGCGTGTTATTGACGCAATTTGCAAAGTTGAAATTTCGCAGAAGCATCCTGACGGGAATGAGGTGACAGTTACGTTAGGCGAAATAGGTATGAAGTGTTTAAATAAGGTTTGGGAGGATAGCAGAAAGGGGATTACTTCGGAGCGGTCTTTAGAGACCTGAAAGGTTAAGGAATGGCAAGGATAGCGATTTTCGATCATCATTTTAATGGTCCGGTTTACCGGTTGATAAAGGCGCTTTTCGCCAATGTGATTACGAAGGATGTAACGGCCAGAAATACAACGATGCGGATTGGTGACGATATTGAGGTTCATTTTCACGTTTATGCAGAGGACAAGGAAACCGTTTCCGGGCAGTTCGACTTCATTTTATGCCGAGACTTCACTTATTCGGTTAAGGATAAGTGGGCCGATTTTTTACGGACGAAGACGCCTACGCTGAGGGTAATTGAGATTTAGATGTCTGGTCCTGACTACAGTAAGTACACGCAGATAACGGGGTTTAATCCGAACCCGGTTGCGATGCAGTATGTTCTTTCACAATCTCCTACGAGGGCGATCTTCAAGGGGAACCAAGGCGGCGGTACGGCGATTTGCATGTATGATGCTGCCTTGCGGTTGCTTGGGATGCATCCGGTGGATAAGCGAAATCGGTTCAGTAAGCCGTTGCGGATGGTGTCGAAGGTTGTCCCTGAGAATGACCTGGATGAGCAGAATCAGCAGTTTGTTGAGTTGATGAGGTTCTTGAGGCCGACGGGTTTTGTAAAGAAGAATATCACGGCGCGGAACAAGATTGCAACGATCCGTGACCCGTTTGGCGGCTCAGATAAGGGCGTTGAGTTTATGGCATCTACGCAGGAATTGGATGCCTTCATGTCGGTGCAGCGGGGCGCTCTTTACCAGGATGAGGAAATCGAGCGAATCAAGTGGGATGAAAATCAGGTCCGATTGCTGAAAGAAGGTGGGGATTCCAGTATTTCGGTTACTCCGGCCAAAGGTCTCGACTGGATGTTTGACTCGATTTGGAAGAGGGCGCGGCGGGTATACCGATCAAAGTGTATCTGTGAAAAGTTCGGATTTCCTTCTATTGAAGATACGGGCTCAAGGTTTGGGATAGAGGCTTTTTGTTGGGCGACCGACGACAACCCCGTAATGACGCCGGAGGACATAGACCGGATATTTGAGGGCATAGACGACCCTGACGAGCTGGCAATGCGTCGTTACGGCGTTTTCAGGCAGGTCAGCGGGCGGATATACAAGGCATTTGATGAGCGGATTCACAAGCAGCCGTATGACAAGTATTTCAAGACGGACATATTCAAGGCGTATTGGCATTATCGTATTATCGACTATCATCCCAAGAAGCCGTGGGATGTTTCGTTTATAGCGGTAAGCCCGAAGAACGAGTGGTTTGTATGGAATGAGCTTCATCAGAGCCATGACAATCGCGTGACGCTGGAATTGAGGGATGAAATTAAGCACGAGTCGCTATTAAAAGAGGATGACTCATTGAATCGCACAACATATATTGACCCGTTATCAAGGACCAGCCAGGGTAATACCGGCAGTTCCGTATTCGACGATTTGGCAAGGGGCGAGATGGGTTTAAGGCGATTGACTCCGGCGAATACAAAGGATTCCATAACGTCGGGCCGGATGCATATCAAGATGAGGCTGAAAAACTCTCTGATATGTGGACAGCCCTATAACAATTTTAGCAAGACGGATGATCCCCGGTACGGTTTTTATCTCCCGACGCTGTGGTTTTTAGACAACTGTCGACACCATATCGAGCATTTCAAGAATTTCAGATCGATCGATTGGAAGCAGGAGGGCGTGAAGGCGAACAAGGTTGTTAAGCGGGATTCGGAAAAATACAGCGATTTTTGCCGGAACCTTGAATTTCTTGGGATTGAGGCCCCGGTGTGGTATGATATGGACTCTATCAACGACAATTATTGGGAAGAAAGGCGGCCATTCCAGGGCCAGAGGGCGGCAGCATGACCGAAGCCGATAAGAAAGAAATTAAGATAGGCTCTAAAATAGAAGGCCTCGGAATAATAACCGTGATTAACTATGAAGAATGCTTTATGCAGTTTAGAAACAGCGCTGGAAACTACTTTAGCAAAACATTTAAGGAATTAGCCGAGCATGAGTATTTCGGAAGCCGATAAGAAAGAACTCATTGACCTGATAAGAATGGCGCAGGGATTCGCCAGGAAGTTGCAGGTTTATTTGGACAAGGAAGAGACTGGAAACCGTTTTTATAAGACATTCATCGAACCGAAAAGATATGATGGTGGAATGAGGATGACACAAAAAGATTAGATAATACATGCATATAGCTTAAACCCCATAGGGGGTCAGAAGCCGCCAAGAGAGAAATCTCAAGGCGGCTTTTTTTATTTTAACAAGGTCTATGAAATGGACGAAATCGAAGACGTTAAATCTGATTGGAAAGTGAAACCGGAGATCCAGAAATCTCTTTTAGGGCATCTATCAGAAGAACTTCAAGTTGCTCGTAAGAACAATGAGAAGACCGACGAGGATTTTGATGTCTTTTACAACATGGTTCACTGCATCCGGAACCGAAAGCCGAACGAGTGGGAGTCCGACATTGCCCTTTCCGATTACACTTCCAGACTCCTGACGCAGATCGGGAACTTCGCGGCGCAGTATTTTTCGTCCACCGATTACGTTGAGGCCGACATCGACTCCGAAGACGCCAAAGACGTTATGGAGGCGAAGGCGGCAAAGAGGCTCCTGAACATCCTGTTAAAAGACCCTGACGCCTATTACTTCCATAAGGTGATCCGGCTTATCAATTTCGTATTCAATACCGGCTACGGGATCATCAAAGGCGGATACCGGCAGCGGGTCAACAACGTATTTTCGCACGTCGAGTACAAATCGGAGGTCGTTACCGATCCAATGACCGGCGCAATACTGGCCGAAGACGGTATGCCGTTTGCCGATCCCATAATGCAGCGACCGGCCTATAACCAGATCGAAGACCCCATTTACATAGACAAGCCGGAAATAGATAAGCCGATCTTCGACGTGTACCCGAACAAGTGCGTCATGATGTCGCCGGAGTATTGCTATTCGCTCAACGACAAGGAATTTGTCATCTTCACGACCGAGCGCACCCTGTCGCAACTGAAAGACGAACAGGAAGAAATGGGGTATTTCAACCTCGAATTTCTTGAAAAGACCGTACCGGAAGGGAAGCGGGGCGAAGACACCTATAACCATGACGGGGAAATCGTACCGCAGCCGCAGCCCCCTGAAAAGACCTACATCCTCTACGAGCGGTGGGGAACCTATCCGTGCAAACAAGGCAAGGATGGCGAGTACGTTCCGGCCATTGACGAACAAGGCCGGTTTGAAGACGATTACGAGCTTCACGAATGCATAATCCATACCGTATCGGAACCGGCCAGTGACGCCCCTGAGTACGTTATCGGATTCAGGAAGTCTAAACATTCACGCCGCCCGATGGTCAGATTCCTCTGCTACGTCGATATGGTGGACGACAACGGATTCGGCGATGGGGCGGTTAACCGGGAAACCCAGATCGCCATTGACGACAATTACAACCTCATGGCGAAGCGGATCGAATTGGCGACCAAACCGGCATTTAAAGGGAAAAAATTCGCCGGTATCCCTGAAAAAATCAGGATTGACCCGAATCACGTCAATTTCCTTGAAAACATACAGGACATTGAACAGTGGGTGATTGACGGCAATATCCAGCCGGGGATTTTCAACCACAACCTTCTTTCATCGCACATGGACTTTTCGATGGCGACGTCGCCTCAGACAATGGGGATGGAAGCGAACCGGGGGGAAACGGCAACCGTAGCGTCCATACAGAATCAGAGGGCGTCAATCAGGATCGGGATGAAGTCCATGAACCTTGAGTTCATCGGCTTCTCGGAGTTCTACCGGATGCTCCTGACGCTATGCAATGACTTCATGCTGCCAGAAACGCTGGAAGAGCTTATCGGTAAAGACTTGGCGATGGCCTATAATCCGCAGCGGAAAGACAAGTTTAAACCAGTATCACAAGCCCTGGAAACGGAAGAGTCCAAGCAGTTCAAGATAAAGACGCTCTCCGGCCTCATTAACCAGATAGCGCCGATCCAAAACCCCAAAACCGCCATGACCATAAATATGATGCTTGGCGAAATATTTGAAACATTGGGCAAAAACTTTAAGCATATTAAGAAGTTCCTGCTTGACGACGATCCGCGCAACATTGCGCTTTATCAGGCATATACCGGCTCAAAGGGCGCGGGAACGCCAATGATGGGACAAAACCCGATGGCCCCGGCGTCAAACCAGAACGGAATGCCGCAACGCGGACCAGAACAGGCGGCAAGGGCAAACGCGCCACAACAGTAAAGGATGATGTAAATGCCAGAATTACCAAAAGAATTAAGGTGGAACGTCGATTTAATCAACCGCTATGTGAACAGCGGCGGGTTCACAGCGCAGTTTGAAATCGACACAGTTCTTAAAGAGTTGAGGACCAAGCAGATTATAGAGGGAGTGCTAGACACCACAATCGGCAAGGTCATGATGAGTTCTATCGTTGACGGCATTGCGAAAGACATGGGCGCTATAATCGGCCTGTCGATAGACGGATTTGACAAGAATATGGATGAAATACGGCAAAAGTCGCTTCAGATCGGTGTATCGTGCGACTTTTTGATTAATCTCAGGACGCTCCTATCGAGGGGCGAAGAGCATGAAAAGAAAATGAACCAAATAAACGAAAAGACTGGAGGGATGTAACATGGCAGACGACGATACTTTGAACGCCCCTGTTGAAGAGGGACACGTATCAGAGCCGGAAGAGCAAGCAGCGGAACCACAGGAACAGGAAACAGAAGGGCAGACGGAACAGCAGGAGCAAGCGCCACCGCAGCCGCCTCCGCCGAAGCAGTTGACGCCTGAAGAGATCGAAGAGCGGGCATTTCAGCGGGCGGCATCATGGCTTGGCAGGCGCGAAGCGGAGAACACGGATAAAATTCTCAGGCGAGTGGCGGAGATCGTAGAGCCGATTCGACGCACTCAACAACCGGCAGAACCGGCCATTGATGGAGGTTCCATTCTCGATAACCCGGAGGCTGTCATTGAGAGGGTTATTGACAAAGTCGCCACAAAGCGGTCGGCGGCGGAAAATTTGTACGCAAATGAGTTAGTCCGTCACGCTGTCAGGATTATGGACTCAAACACGCTGTTCAAGAAGGACCGGACATTGGGCGAAGAGGTTGCCAAGGAAGTTATTGAGAACGCCAAGAGCATCAACAAGTCATTGCCTCCAGACGTAGCCGCAGACCTTCTTATTAGTAAATCGCATCTTAACGTAGTGACCAGGCACGCGAACGCCCGCATAAACCCACTCGCCAGCAACAGGCCCCAGAAGGGGATCGGAACCGTAACGGCTCCGGTCACTCCGAAAGAGACGCCGAAGCCGATAAAGATGGACGCGGAAACGAAGCGGATAGCAGAGATGTTCGGAAACACAGACGATGAGATTAGGAAATATCTCGGATGAATGAAGTAACGCCGGAAACGGCAACGCCACAACCGTATAACAGACCGCGCAGCGCCTATACGTATCGCTGCCCGATTTGCAATTTTGAGTTGAAAAAGAAGCAAATCCCCTATTCCAGCGGTGCGGGCATTACCCGTATCGGGACGTGGGGAGAGAGGGGAACGCCCCCTGAAGAGGAATGGACAGACGAATTGTACGAGGCCACCAGCATAGCGTTCGTGGCCGCCTCCGGCTCTGAACCCGCGAAACTTACGGACAGTCAGAACCGGTTTCAGGATAAGTTACTAAAGTCTGAACAGCCGATCAGGATAGCGACAACCTCCGGGACAAATGATGGGGATTACACAATAGCCGCACGGGGCGTTTCGAGGGGTGAGATACGACTGAGTTCATCAGACAGCCTCACCGACGAAGCCGCAGCAACCGCCGGAACCGTAACGATCTCCGCGATAAAGTATCAGCAGGTATTGACGTCAGGGTGCCCAGGCTGTGGTAGCTTGAACACCAGAAAAGAATAAAATAGCTTAAATCTCAGGCCGTAACGAGATCAGAAGCCGCTTTCTCCAACAGGGGGAATGCGGCTTTTTGCGTTTACGGGCCTGAATAAAAGGAGATCACACTATGGCTTTTGAATATTTGTATGAAATCACCGGCGGGGCGGCTCCGAAGTTAAATCTTCAGGTCGGCGCGGACGTGTATGCCGGCCAACTGGTCCAGTACAGCGGCGCAGCGGGCGGGCGCATTATACCCGTTGCGGCGGCGGCGGCTGGTCCGGACACGACCGTAATAGCCGGAATCGTTTTAGGACCTGGGCGATATACGTCGCCCGGAACACGCCTTTTCAACTCAACCTACAAGGGTGACCTTATAACCTACGACACGACACAGGCGACGGTTTTGGTCAATGACCCGGTGGGCGCGGCGATTGCGGAAGTTCAGACCTTGACGCCCAATTCGCTCATCAAAGCCCCTATCTGTAAAGACACGATAGGGACGGCACCGGAAGCGAAGGCTTGTACGACCGGCTCCGCCGACGGCCTTACTTTCGTTGTGGCGACCATCGACACGACCATTGACGACTACTCGACGGCCTATTGCCGGACCGGGGCAAACCGGGGCGAATACCGAGTTGTCACCACAGGCGGAACCACTACGCAGACCTTCACTGTCGCATTCACGAACGATATCGCCGTTGGCGACACCTTCTGCATTGCCAATGTGACTGAGGGATTGGCCCATATCAGTTGGGACACGCAGTTCCAGGCGGTTGATAGTTCCTATGACCCGTCAACCAATTACTTCGTGGCGATTGTCCATGAAGTCAACCTTGAAAAAGCTGGCGAGGAATATTGCACCTTCCGGCTTGCAAGCCGCCATTTGGGCTAAGGAGGTGTAACTATGGCAGGGATTTTAACAAGTTCAAACGCGGTTAAGCTGCTGGATAAAAACATCAGCAAGTTCTTTTGGGATCAGTACAACGGACTCCCGATGATTATCGATAAAATCTATGACCGGATCAAGTCAAAACGGGCATGGGAAGAGTTTCAGGGCATGGGTTCGTTGCCCGATCCGCAACTTTTCAAAGGTTACATCCAGACGCAAAACTTCACTATGGGCTACCATACAAAGGTTGTGCCTCTGGAATATGCCGGCGGCTTCACCCTTGAAAGGCGCCTGATGGATACCGATCAGAGCGGACTTATCAAAAAACTGCCCAAGCAGTTGGCGACGGCGGCAAACAGGAAGATGAACAAAATCGCGCATGAGCCGTTCATCTATCCCGATTCGGCGGCCTTCACTTTCATGACGAGTGAGGAAGGCGTCGCGCTGTGCTCCAATTCCCATACCACAAAAACGGCGGGTGTATCTACGTCTACCGGGTTCGACAACCTCATGACGTTGGCATTCGATCAGGCAAACCTTGAATCTGTAAGGCTACAGACGCTTCAATTCAAGGACGATATCGGGGAGCAGATCACGACCGATTTCGATACCATCGTTCATGGGCCGACGCTTTCCGCTGCCGTGCAGGAAGCTATCGGATCAACGTCAAGAGAAGGGTCCGACAACAGCGGAATCAAGAATGTTCAAAAAGATCGGCGCTGGAAAACACTCGAACTGCCGATGCTGGACAACTACAGCACTACCGGATGGGGATTGATCGACAGTTCCATGATGAAAGATTGCCTCATGTGGTGGGATGCGGTCCCGTTGGAGTTCAACACGCCTCCGCTGGATTACGAACACATGATTCGTAAGTATTTCGACTACTTCGTGTGTGCGTGGTGCTTCACAGATTGGCGGTTTATAATTTGGTCTGACCCGGCGTAAGCAACTATAACCATTAACATTTCTGCCCTCTTCGCTATCGGGATGAAGGGGGCAGAAACGAACCCTCTATGGCCTGTCCGATTCAGGTGCCCGGAGAAAGGAGAAAATGAAATGAGTGTACCGAGAGAATTTAGAGCTTATGTTGCAAGTGAACTTGGCTGTATCCCCGGAGAGGTCGCCGTTCTTGTCGCGAGTAGGTCGAGCACGATGGGGACTTTCATGACAAACAAGGGCGTGACGTCCGGCTCAATTTATACCTCCATCTACGAAGCTGAAAATACAAGAGTTACGGGGCGGAATGATGTTGTTCTCGTAACTCCGGAAAGTCACGCT